TTTCGTTGCTACCGTCAAAATCCACCGCCACCCGTCCGTTCTCCTTCACAATCGCGCCGCCCGTGTAAATAGTAGGCTGCTTGGTGTGGTCGGTCTGTTGCGCGTCGTTGCCTGAACCCGTGCCGCCCGTAACCGATTGGTCGTACCACGTGCGTACCTTGCACGTCGTACCCGTGCAGAACGTCGTGAGTGCGCTCTCGTCCAAGTCGCCGTTGGAATCAAAGCCGATGTCTTGCGTGGTATTGTCCGAGCTCCGCTCTACCTGTATCGCCGCGCCTGTGTAGTTGCCATTCAAACGCCGTACCGAATACGCAGCAGCCGCTCCGCTTCCGTAACTCTCATTCAGCAAGCCCGTAAATGCAGGTGCCGCTGTTTGTTCCTCCCACGTCTGTATAAGCGTAAACGGTGGAGCCCCGTAGGTATCGCCGTCCCTGAACCCTTCAAACGTAGAAGTCGTAGCAGAATATGCGGTATCGTCTGCAAACGTATGGATTAAAGTAAAATCACCAATTACCGCACCGCTTTCCAGGAAGCCCGTCTTTTGGTAAATCTTCCGCTTAATAACCTTGCCCGCTGTTGGCGTGTCGCTTTCGGGATCAATAAATATACCATCGCCGTCTGCCTTGACCGTATACACGCGCTCCGCAAATGGGGTAATTGCTTGCTTGTTGTTTTCGGCTTCGTCCTCGAATCGGTTGGTAAAGTTGGGCAGCGACTTAAACACGTTCGCCGTTCCGTCAAAAATCAGCGCTTGGTTACCCGTAGGCGTTCCCGTAATGGTTACATCGCTGAGATCGTTCAGTTCGGTGGGTACGCTGCTGGTGTCCGCTTTGGCATCGAGTGCCGTTTGCGTAGCCGTAGAGACGGGTTTATCTGCGTCACTGGTATTGTCTACATTCCCAAGCCCTACGTCCGCCTTCGTTACGTTATCATTTACCCAGTTATCGCCGTCGTATATGAGGGCTTCACGGTTAGCAGGTGTAGTGAGTGAAACGTCGTCGAGGTTTCCGAGGCTCGTCGCGCTTTGGTCGTTTGCTGGGATCCATTCACCCGTGGCATCGTCGTACTTCAACACCTGCCCGTCAGTTACTCCGGTAACGTCTACATCGGTCAACCCTGCGAGGGTATCCACGCCGCCCGTATCCAAAGTAACAACGCCGTCTCCGTTATCTGTTAGGGTGCCGTTCGTGACTTTAATAGTTCGCACGGATGGAACGTCCGTAGCGCCGTCAAGGGTAAGCATACGCAACACCCCGCGCCGTGCATACGTCACTTCCGTACCTCCTGGTTCTACTCCGTCGATAGGAGCGTTACACGCGTCCCACTCGTAAGGGATAGCCACGCTCAAATCCAAGAGAACCCCGGAGAGTACGTTCTTTGTTTCTTCTTCGAGAGGTGTGGTTGTGGCGTTTACGACTTCATAATCCTGCGCAAATAAGAAGATGTTTCCGCCGTTCTTAATATCCGCGATAATGTCTTCCGCGCATTGCTCCGCATCGCTAACCACCTCCTTTTGTCGGTCAACCTTTGCGGTCTTATCGGCGGGCACGTCGAGGATATATACCTCAAGGTTGTACGTCTTCGTTCCTGCGTCGTATGTGGCTCCCGTATATACGAGATGCATAAGCGGAAAGGAGGTAAACTTCGAGAGGTCTACATCATCGGGCGAGCCAAACGAAAACGACTTCACGAAGAAGTGCGCATCCGCGAATACTTTGAACCTTTCGACTATGTTATTAAACGTGATCATGTGCGAGCTTGTCTTTTAAATAGCTGAGATGTTGGAAGACGACTTGAATAGGGAGTTCCGTAACCTGGTCCATCTTGAGGAGGTCTTCTCCTGCGAGGGCGTGGAGGACGTGATACCAGCCCCACTTCTCGCCGACCGGATCGCTGCCTCCGCTACCTCCAGTAAAGAGGACTTCATATCTAGAAGCAGTTCGTTTCTGGTAGTCCAAAAAAAAAGCAGCGTACCGGATACGAGGTCAGCGGGCATCTCCTCAAAGATTGACGCGTCTTCTTTGGCCGTGTATTTCTTCACCTCGTATTTCTCTCCGAGTTCGTAGGTTACTTCCCGGAAGAGAACCGCCATTACTTTGTGAGCGTTCTTCCAGAAGTCTTCGAGGTAGTTTTCGAGGTCGATCCATTCGCCCGCCGTGAATGCGTCCCAATCGGGAATGAAGCCGAAGCGTTTTCCGTCCATCTGAACGACTTTCTCGAATCGTGCGGTCTCTTGGGTGAGGAGTTGGTCTATATGCGCTCCTGCGGCTTCTATGAGCTTTTGAGGCATCGTCCGTAGTTTCTCTACGGATTGCCCTGTACAAATGGAGATGCGTTCGAGTTGGTTCTCGCTGGTCATCATAACCTGGAGTTCTCCGAGGGTGAGATCCGACCATCTATGAGGGAGGCGTAATTCCATCGTTTAAATAACTTGCTTTGTTCGGTTTCCTTACGTCCCGAAAGTTAGGGCAAAAAAAAAGCCCCCGAAGGGGCTTAGTCAAGTAGGAAAGTTGTTGTAGCTCCAGTGCGGTCAAGCACCTCTTGAAACCATTCGGGTTCATCTATGACCGTTCGCCCATTCCCACGCTTTAGCCTGTTCTTTTTCACGTTTTTGAAGTTCTGTTTTTGCGTCCTCGTATTTTTTAACAGCCTCATCTGAAGAATTCACTGTTAATAGGCGACGCGCGCTTTTTACAATTAATTTTTGAGTTTCAACTCGCTCGTCAATGTAGGGAAGGTTGTAAATCATCGTCTGTTTGTTTCGTTTGATGTCTCAAAGATAGGGAACTTTTCTTTTACTTTCCAAACTTTTCTTTCGTTTTCTGCTCATTTTTTTCTCAACCCCTTGATATACAAGGCTTTCCGAATGAAACTTTTTTTCTATCCGATAGCGTAGCTCCCGAAGTTCGGGTTCGTTTGGTTAAAAGTAATCGCGTAGCGCATAGCGTCGATAGCGTGGTTAAACTGGTCTACGGGTTCATTCAGTTGCTTGCCGTTCTTATCCTCCTTCCATTTGTAGTTGCGCAGCTCTTTAATCAGGTTCACACTCCGCGCCGTGATAAGTAGCGGCCTCGAATGGAGGAACTGGATTCCGCTTCTAACCGAATCGCGTCCCTTTCTTGCTCCGTGAGTATTGAATCCGTGGCCGTGTATCTCGTCGATGCTCTTTGGCTCTGCGGAGTCACAGATAACAACATCCGATCGATGCACTCCGTTATCGCGGAGGCTTTTTGCAATATCTGAGTTAGTAAGGCGCGTCGCGTAGCAGAGTTCATCGACCGCGAATCCGTGGCCGTCGGTGTATACTCTGACGATCGCTGTGGGGTCTGCGGTGTACCCGAAATCGAGCCCGATGTTGAGTAGTTTGTATTCATTTGGTATCTGGTCTATTTCTTTCCAATGGGTGAAGATGGTTGCCCGGGATGTTCCTCGCTCTCCGAGTCCGTACACCCTCCAAAAGTTTTCGTCGGCTTCTTTGAAGCGTTCAATTTCCAAGAGTACACTTTTCGGGAGGAAGGGGTTATCCTTGTACGTCGTTTTATAGAAATCGCAGTCATCGCGTTCGGGTAATTCGTAAAGCCAATGAAACTCGTCGGAGGGGTTAAAATCGACAATGATTCTCCCCGTGGTTCTTAGGATAAGTTGCCGCCAATCTTCGAGCGTTATTTCGTTGGCCTCGTTGATAAAGAGAACATCGCGCTTCCGCCCTCGCACCTTCTGCGGTTGATCCACCGAAATAAACTCTACGAGGTTTCCCCATAGCTGGTAAGTGGCTTCCGATTTGTTGTGGAGTTCTACGTTATACGCGTCCTCGTTTTCCAGTATCTCGAAGAAGTCCCGCATGGCTGTCGCACGAAGGGCGGGGAATGTCTTTCGGCAAATGGTTACCACGAGGCCGGAGTTCTTGTGGCAGAGTTCTATCAGGCATTGCAAAATTGAGTAGGTCTTGCCACTACGCGTCCCTCCTTGATTGCAAATTATCCGCTTCTTTGAGTTCCTTACGTGGTAATATGTGGCGGGTAGTTTCACTCGACGGGTTGCGGCCAAGATCCAAAAACAACGACCATGCTTCCCTTCATCGCGGGAGCGTTGCAAAACTCGCCCTCGTTATTGTAGCCCTCAAACTTGAGGCGACCACGCACAAAACGAATATCCGAGGAGTAGGGTAGGATATAGTCGTGAAATAGTTTCGTATCTGTAGAGGCGGGAATTAAGAAAACGCACACCTTTCCCTTATTCGCTTCTTCGATTCCCTTCAACACAAAGTTCTTCAAATGCGGGCGGGAATACGGCGGATTTACAAAGTTGCTCTTTCCCCATTCCACCTGCAAACCGTCCCAACTCATATCGTGTTGAAACGGACACGGATCGAAGTCGAAGTTAAACTCCGCGTTCAATTGATCGTAAAAATCGCGGGGCGTTCTCCAGTCGTCCGGTTGACTTGGTTTCTTAGCTTTCATCTAACCAACTTAAAGGCTTTTTCTCTTGAACCTCTATCTCTTGCCGTTCGATATATCCGCGCTTCTTGCCTTTGGTCTTTAGAAAGAAGATAGTAGCTGCGGGGTTGCCTTCCTTTACGAGCTTGTAGAGGTGGCTTTCTGCGAAGTCGAGAACGCCGTCTTGTATCGATGCAACCGCGCTCTTGTATTCTTCGTCTGACTTGAGCCAAGCGTAATGGGTGGAGCGGTCGATACCTACCATCTTCGCGGCGGTCGATACGATACCGAGTGACTTCTCTAGGGCTTCCAACATAGC